CGACTGCTGCCTGAACATGGCCGCCGGTATCCTGCAGCTGTCTGTCGGCACCGACGACAAGGCCGCCGTGCTGGCCCGTTTGGAAGACGGCCTGTTCGCCGTGGTAACGGTGGGTACCCCCGCCGCCCAGGTGGCCCGCAAACTGCAGGACGCGCTGGACAACTCCCGCCGGGAGTTCAGCATCAGCCTGTCCCGCCGCGGCAGCTTTACCGTGCAGCTGGCCAGCGCCGAATGGGGCGAGACCCCGGCCTGGGACATGATGTTCTCTCTGGCCCAGCAGCGCCTGTGATCTTTGCATAAAAGCATCCCCCTTGTGTACATACTATGGTTGACCGACCACCACGTACACAAGGGGGATTTTGTTATGCAAACCGATAATGAAAAAATGCTCCAGGAGATCGTGCAGAACACCGAGATGGGCAAAAACACGTTGGACGAGCTGATGGGCCTGACCCATGACCAGCGGTTGAAAGACGAGATGATGCGCCAGAAGCGGGAGTATCGGCGCATCAACCAGGCGGCCCACACCGCACTTGATGCCATCGGGGCCGAGGCCCAGGGCCAGAGCGCTGCCGCCCGCATGAGCGTGAGCATGGGCATCCGCACCCGCACCATGATGGACAAGTCCACCCGCAACCTGGCCACCATGCTGGCCGAAGGCAGCGGCCAGGGCGTGCTGGACTGCAAACGGGCCGAAAAAGACTATCCCGCCGCCAGCCCCGGTGCGAGGAAGCTTTGCCAGGAACTGGGCGAATTCCAATCGTCGGCCGAGGAGACCTGGCGGGAGTTTGTTTGAAGTTTGTTTGGATCATGTGCTGCCACCCCGGCCCTGCCCACCCTGCGGCAGGGCCTTTTTATTACGGCATCCTGCCATTATAAAAGGGCGTCACCGCATGGTGGTGACGCCCGCAAGGCAGACCCTTAAAATAAAATCAAGAATTCAAACAAACAGCTCAATCACAAACACCAAAACGCAGCAAAGAACCGAAACCGGAAACAGCCCTGCTCCCAGCCAGGCGGCCACAATGCCCAGCGCCGTCCCCACAGCCCATCCGGGCGCTGCCAGCAAAATCGCGCCGTAGGTGTAATAGGGGTTTAAATGGCCGGGCCGGGCGATGGTGATGCCGAATTGCTGTTATCTCACACCGTCATCCATTATAGTACACCCCACCGCAAAAAGAAAGCACCCCGCCACATAAAAGCCGCCAAAATGCTTGACGCACCCCGCCGCCGGTATTATAATAAGAGAGCCGGGTTCGTCCCGGCATACACACCGAGGTGTTGCGCAGTTGGTAGCGCGCGTGGTTTGGGACCACGAGGCCGCAGGTTCGAGTCCTGTCACCTCGACCAGCAAAATGCCATAGATTCGTTAGAATCTATGGCATTTTCTTTTTCAAGTACACTTTAGTACACACTTGCCCATTTTCTCTGCAAGCTGTGTACTAAATCATTATACGCATCAGGCCGCGCTTCTTTCAGCGCATCCGTAAGGTCTATGGCAATACCGCACAATTCTAAGTGCCGATACGGCGAGCGAGGTGCGGCAGCTGCTAAGCCAAAAGCGCAGATAATACTTTGTGCTGCAAAGGTGAGCGCCGCCAGTGGCGGATACAGCGAACCGAAGCAGGGGCAGCGGTCGCAGAGTGCGAGGGGCTTTTGCTCCCGAAGTACGATGCGGGTACCGCAACCCGACATTCTCGAGCATTTTTGCAACGCAGATTGTGCTTTGCAGCTGCCGGAGCGGTGCTTAAGCCCGCAGGGCGGGAATCGTGCGGTGTTGCCTTTACGGGAGGAATTTTGTTGAATAGCGAGAACCTGAACACGATTTTGGCTCAATACATCCATGATTTTGCAGAGCTTTCTCAAACGAGCGGCGAGGGGAGCCTCTGGCAGGCCATTGATACTTTCGGTGCCGAGTGGGACATCGAAGCGTCCGATTTTCCGGCCATGTTTGCCCGTGCCATGCAGGGGGCGGCGGACCAGCTGGACACCCCGGCGGTGCAGCCGGTGGCGGGCTTAAAGCTGCTGATGATGCGCGACAGCGAGGTCGAGCTGGTGCGGGAGTGCTTCCGCTGGCTGTATAACGACGAGGACGACGACCTGAAAAAACGCCGCGGCCGCGCCGAGATGTTTGCCGACCAGATCACCGGCCGTTTCCGCCGCTGCTTCCCCCGGATGAACAAATACACCATGACCCCGGTCCATGCGGTCTACTTCCTCAACCTGTGGATGCCGGAGGAAAACTTCTTCTACATCCCCGCCGAGGCCAAGGCCTGGGCTGACTTTATGGAGTACCCGGCGGAGTTTGGCAACGGCGCCAGCCTGGACCTGGCAGCCTACTACGCTATGTGCGAGGATCTGGTCACCGCCCTGGCCGATTACCCCGACCTCATCGCCCAGCATAAGGAGCGTCTGCGCACCCATCTGGGCGGCATCAACGACCGGCTGCACCTGCTGGCCTACGACATCCTGCATGCGGCCTATCAGCGCGGGTATTACCCCAAGGGCTTCTCCCGCAATGCCACGGCCAAGGAGCGCGCCAAGGCCGTGAAAGAAAAGCAGACCCGCGCCGAGCTTTGCCTGCAAATTGCCGAGAAAGAGCAGGAACTGCAGGAATTGCAGGCCGCCCCGGTGGCTCTGCCCGACCTGACCGGCTGCCGCATCGTGCATAAAATGTTTGGCGCCGGTACCGTGCTGCCCGGCGAAGGCCAGTTCATGGTCATCGATTTTAACGGTACACAGAAGAAATTCAGCTACACAGCGTCGCTTTCCAGCGGCTATCTCACCGCCGAGGACGACAGCGTGATGCAGCAGATGCAGGACTACCAGAACTACGGCAAGGCCTGCGACGCCCTGCAAAAAGAGCTGAAAAATCTGAAAGATGAGCTGGTCAAGCTGTAAAACCACTTGACAAATCCCCACACATGCGGGTATAATATCGTATGTGTGATGCGGCTGTCGTACAACGGCTAGTACATCAGCCTTCCAAGCTGAGGACGTGGGTTCGACTCCCATCAGCCGCTTTTTAAAAAACACCGTAGATTCGTCGAAATCTACGGTGTTTACTTTTTCAAGTACACACTTTAGTACACACTCGCCTATTTTCTCTGCAAGCTGTGTACCAAATCGTTATACACTTCCGGCCGTGCTTCTTTCAGCGCATCCATAAACTCATCCAGCACACGCCACACTCGCCCGTCATCAGCCTTGCTTACAATCTCCAAAAATTCACTCATCCTGTAAACGCTCCAATTTCCGCATTACGTTATTATAAACTTTAGGGTTTGTTACGTACAAGGCCGACATAAGCTCATCCAGCACTTTCAGCGCTGCTGTGGTGTCTACGTTTGACACAGCCTGCAAAAAGTCACTGCCGCCAACAGCAGCCCTTGTAGGCGGATCTGCTGCTTCGTAGTAACGCGCAGGCTCTTGCCATTCTGCTTTTTGTGGGGCAGGGGATACATCTGCAAGTTGCTGATTTTTCACAACATACAGCGCCGCCAAATTTTTAACTCTGGTCATGGTAAGTTCGCTGTTTTCGATTTCGGCTATAGCGCCGTCAATCTCTCGCACGTCCACCATAGCCGCCACCTCCGTCAAGTGTTTTTAAGCTCGTCGATGCAATGCTGGATAGTCTCGCGGTCGTATCCATCAACGTTTCGTAACATGTCTTCCAGCTTTCGCATCATGCTGTCTCGCGCATCGTCTCGGCTGTAATGGCCGCGCACATAATGCGAACCGCGCCGCGCATAGCTGCTTCCGCGTCCATAATTGCCGCGCATATTGGTGCCCCAATCACCATCCCGGCTGTAATCTTCATCTCGGCTGTAGCCGTCATCTTCCAGCATGACAATTTTGTCGATGTTTTTGATGGTGTCAGTCAGCTTGTGAACAGTTTCCAAGTCGCCAGCAGACATTTCGCCTTTTTTGCCGATTTCGTCAAGCTCTGCGCACAGCATGTCCTTTAAATCGTACATAACTTTCATACTCATAATAGCGCTCCTTTCAGCTCACTCTCTCAACCATAAAGTTTGCGTTCGCAAACAAAACGGTTTGTGTGCTTGTGTTTTCGGCGGCAACGGTAAGGCAGCAACCGCGCGGAACTTCAACAAAAGCCGTGACGTAAATATTAAAATAGTTTTCTACTGCTGCCGGTGTCACGGTTGCACTCGCACTGCTCAGCGGTTCACCGTTGATGGCAAGCGCCGCAGTAATAGCTCCAACTGTGCCGCCGGTAGGGATAGCAATGTTTGCACCAAATCCTACTTTGAAACGGGCTTTGCACTGGTTTGTAATGCCGCGCAGCGTAACAATACCGGCGCCCTCTCTGTGTACGACACAGCCCTTACCCGCTACTGCCGTTTCCGTCAGTGGCACATTCTGGCCTGCTGCCACGCTCACGGTATTGGCGTTTGTAAATTCAGCCATAAAATCATTCCTTTCAAAAAAATAGTGGCGGGACGATTGCCCCGCCACATTTTGCATCATCGGCACGGGGCCGAACATGTCGGATGTCCCGACAAGTTGCCGTATTCGGTTTTAGCAGCCGCAGCCGTTGCAGCCGCCGCAATTCCCGTACTGATACGGCGCCGGAACCTGGAAAGCCGGAACAGGGCGGGGGTTGTAATAGGCGAGCTGCCCACTCATATAGGCTTTCAGCGTTTCATTCTGCGCAGCCTGACTTGCGGCAAGCTGAGCGGCGAAAAGCTGCTGGTTCTGCTCGGCAATCTTGGCGTCTTTGGCCTCAATGCGCTGGGCGGTCATAGCGTCCAAAATCGCTCTCGCATTGGCGTTCTGGTTGTCGATGATGTCGCGCGTGCCGTTGCTGATCGTCTGGCGTGTCTCACAAGCCTGCGTTGCCGAATTGTAATTCACGCCCTGAATCGCCTCGCGGGTCTCGCAGCAGCAGTTGGCCTGCTGCATCTGCATGGCAAAGAGCTGCTGCATAAATGCGGCCTGCTGGTTTGCGCGGCTGATTTCAGCCGACATAAAGCCGTTGCTCATGCCCTGCTGTACGCCGTTGATAAGCTGCGCCTGCTGATAAAAGCCGTCGCACAAGCCATTGTTCACGTTGTCAATTTTGCGCTCAATGTTGGCAAAATCTGACGTAAGAACGTAACCGTCAACCACCCCAGCGCCGTTGCCAGCACCAAAGCCACTATTGCCACCCCAGTTGCCGCCCCAGCCGCAGAAAACAAAGAGGAAGAGAATAATAATATACAACAAACCATCGCCGCCAAAGCCCCAGCCGTTGCCATTGCCCGTATTCGCGGGCTGAACAGGCATTGTCATAACAGTGCCGTCCGAAGAAAGACTCATGTTTAACTCCTTTCAAAAGTTGAATGTATTGTTCACCGTGCGCACAGGTTGAACCTATTTTAAAAAGCTCTGAAATTGCTGCGCCATCGCTTGCAGCTGGTTTAGCTGCTGCTGGCTCATTTTCCCAGATTGCAGCAGCTTTTGAACTTCTTGCTTCGGGTCGCCTTGGAAATTCTGTCGGAACTGTTGAAACTGCTGCATCATCTGCTGAAATTGTCCCATCGCGCCCGGCATTTTGCCGCCACCTAAAACGTTAAACAGAGGATTTGGCATTTTCGCTCTCCTTTTTCTTTGTCAGTGGTTTGTCTGCCGTCAGCGCGTCAAAACGGGCTGCCAGCGCGTCAAACTCTGCACGGGTGACAAACTCTCCGGCTTGCGCTTGCGCGGCCTGTGTAGGCTGTTTCTGTGCCGCTGTGCGTTCCGAATAATCGAAGATGCGCAACGGCTGCGGCATACCGCTGGCATCCACTGTTTTGATATAGAACGAGCTTTTCTCGCTGTCCATCAAAAGCACGCTGTTTCCCGGCGCACAAAGATACGACTTTGCCGCTTCTTCTCCCTGCACCCAAATAATGGGAGCAGTCTGCTGTGCAGTCTGTTGCTGCTGCGGATATGCCGCTTGTCGAAGCTGTGCAAGCTGGTCTGGCATTGCGGACGGCTGCCCCATCGGGTAATATCCCGGCGCAAATCCGGGCTGATACGGTACGCCAAACGCCATTGTCAATCATCCTTTCTGCCAGTAGTACAGCGGCACTTCATCTCCGCTGTCCCATGTATCTAGCCAATCCCCATTCTGCACGCACACAACATGCGTAGCCATTGCCAAAATGTATGTTCCGTCCGGGTGGTCTTTTGCAAACTGCGCTACTGTGTAACAATCCGGGCAGCTGTTCGGAATTGTCGAACGCTTCCACCCGCATCGCCGCAGATAGCTGCCCCAGACATAGTTTGCAGACGGCATATCATGCAGTTCAAATCCTGCCAACACCAGCGCCGCATATACAGCCTCCCACGATAGATGCGTTGCAGATGCAATGGCTCTGACGGTGCAATCGCCAACGCGCTTTTGCTCTGGGTTTAGGTTGATTTGCCTATATGCCATCTGCACCGCTCCTTTTTTCTTAATTGTACAAAAAAATACGGCACAACGTAGGCCAGTAAAGTGCCAACATTGTGCCGTCTTTGGGACAAAAGAAAAAAGGGCGCGGCCGCAAAAGCAGCCGTGCCCTTTAAATCAGCCTATTTTGTTTTTGATGCTGTGTACGCGCCGTTTTACCGTGCGCTCGCTGCAATTCAGTTCTGCCGCAATATCAGCATTGCGCCAGCCGCGCCGCCGAAGCTGCAAAACGTCCGTTTCTTCATCGGTCAGCAAACCGCCGACAAAATCAAACTTTGGCATGATTACTCATCCTTCTTGTTCTTGCTTTCGGTCTGTGTACCAAAATAAAAAGCCACGACCATTGTCACAATGGTCATGACCGTGTCAGGCTGTAATTTGCTCTGCAATGCCAGCACCGCAAAAACCGCAACCACCACAAGCGTCACAATGGTTTTCACCTTAATCAGCGCCGCAAAATTTTTTAAAAAATCGTTCATGGATTTTACCTCACTTATCCTCAAGGTCGTGTAAACGCTGCTCGTGGTCTGTCAAAATTTTGTCTTGCTCGGTGTTGTGCGCCCACAAGCGGCGATGACTTTCTGTGTTGCCCTTATCGTTGTCCGCCACCTGCTTGATGACGTTATCCAACAGCGTTTTTAACTCCACAATGCTTGTGTTAAGCTTAAGCAGTGGCCCCGTCACGGTGACGATGATCCCCAAAAGGACAACGATGTCTTTTACGATATCCCAATCCGTCATTTTTACGTATTTCCAGGCTTTATGCCCACTCACTCTTATACAGCCCGGCATCCGCCAGGCCGCGTTCCCTACACAGCAAGTAGATTGCATCCGCATCTCCCTGCGATACCGGCCCAATGGTAATTACTTGTAGCTTGCTTGCAGGCTTGTTCACTGCAGGCAGGGTCTTAACAAAATGGTTGAGGTCGACCGTGCCGGTGATGCCTGCGACGCTGCCCTGCCCGTATTGGTGGATGTAGCGCGGCAGCGTTTTGTCGTAGTTTGTGCGGGTATCGGCCAGCCAACCGATGTAATCTTCACACAGGTAAGCGTAGTCGATGTTCCCGCTTGCAAACGATGTGAATGTGTAAATGCCTGCCGTAAATCCGTGCGCTTTGGCCTTCTCGCAAAATGCCATTGCGATTGCCGTGCGCTGGTCTGTTGTCAGGTTGTCGGCGCGACCATCATGTATGCCGGAATCGGTCGTATGCCCCCATTCGCTATCAAAAAACAGCGGGTAGCCAGCCGGTGCAAGGCTTGCACAAAAGTCTGCCTCCTCCCGGGCTTCATCCACCGTGACCGCCTGTGAGAAGAAGTAAAAGCCGAACAACTTTGCGTTCGCTTTCGCCCCTGCAAGGTTGGCATCGTACTGCTCGTCCTTCATCAGCTTTCCGCTGCCGTAGCCGCGATACCCGATGCGAACAATGGCGCGGTAGGGAACACTCGCCCAATCGATAGTGCCCTGGTGGTGGGATACATCAATCAGAACTTCCTCACCGCTTGTCTGCGCAGGCTGGTCGCCGTAGGTACCTACCTCATTCGGGCAGCCCGCATACGCCGTCGGGTCAAGTCCCTTGCCGGTTGCAGTGGCACGCACCTCGAAATGGCAGTGCTTGTAGGGCGGGTCTGCCAACGCGGCATTGCCGGTGTTGCCCATAACGGCCAGTGCATCGCCGCTCTTGACTTTCTGCCCAGCCTTGACCAACAGCTTGGCGCAGTGGCAGAAATACAGGTAGTTGACCGCATCCGGCGTCTGGTTTGCGTCCAGCTGGACACAGACGTAATATCCCCACTCCCACGTCGCATTGTTTTTGTCGGTCACAATCCGCGCCCGGGTCACCGTGCCGGAAATGCTCTTGCCCTTGTAGGTTGGCATGTAAATGGTATCATCGTCCAGCGCTTCCAGATCAATGCCGCCATGCCACGTCTTGCCGCCGCCCCGCGTGTAACCAAATCGGGCGTAGTTGTACCGCACCCGAAATTGTCTTTTAAAAATTCCTGTCAAGGTATCACCTCATCATTATTCATCACCAGCCGCTCATACTCCCTCAGCAGGGCAGTGCGTCCGGGATGGCCTCTTTATAATCCCACAGCACGAGCATCGCCCGCGTCAGCAGGCCGACCTTTACGCTCACGGTCTGGGGCCGCAGATCTTTACGGCCTCTTCGGCGCTGATTGCGCCGCTGTCAACGCGCTCCCAAATCTGTGCCGCAGTGATCTTTTTCATGCGGTACAAAAGCAGCCAAATGCTCATGCTTCGGCACCTCCCGTCATAATGTCCACAATGTCGGCCAGGGCGGTTTCCACCGCATCCATGCGCTGGTTCAGCGTCATGGGCGGCTGTTCTTCCCATGCTTCGGCATAGGTCCACCAGTCGTCCAGGTTGGCGGTGATGCTCTCCACCGTTTCGGCCGCGCGGTCGGTGCTCAGCTGGGCCACCGCAGTGGTGGCCGTCCAGCACGGCCCGCCCTCTTCACCCTCCGGCGCTTCGGTCTTTCCCTGCACCACATCCTTGTGCAGCCGCAGCCAGGCGGTGCCATCAGGCAGCCGTTCCAGCTCCACAGCAGCGGGGGCGTGGTCCAGTGTTTCCGTGTACTTCATCCTGCTTTCACCTCTCTTATCGTCAAAAGGGGCCTGCTGCCCCTCTGGCCCTGCTTACGCGGGCCATTCACCCCGCTTTTTGCCCGACCCAGCAAGCCGCGGCACGCCGTTCCGGCCGGAGGAGCCGGGGCCACCGCCGCCATGCGCGCAGGGCAAACCACAGGCGCCCCCATCGTTGAGGCTGCCGAAGCGCCACGGCGCACACACACCGGCCCCGCCAGGGGAAAGGAAGGCGGCCTTGACGTAGGTGCTGGTGGAACCGCCGAACTTTGTCGGGATTTGTGCTTCTGCAGCCATTTTGTTCAATGCGCGGATAAAGTTCCAGCTCCACTTGTTGGCGTTCGGCAGGTCAAATTCGCCTACCTTCTGGTAGTTGACGGTGATGCTGCCAGCCAGCTTTTCGCTGTCCCGGCAGCTATACACGTCATAGTGCCAGTGGTCATCGTCCACCAGGCTGGCCCGCCACAGCGGGTCCAGTTCTTCACAATAGCTGCCGATCTGCATTTCCATACCGGCAATGCGGTACGGGTATTTGCCGTTGGTCAGGTTACCAATGCAGCCGTCACTATGGCCGGGCAGTGCTTCGGTGGTGCCGTTCGGCCACGGCATGGTGCTTACCAGCATCGTGGTCGTGGTGTCGATGGTGCTTGCCAGGTCCAGGTTTACAGCCGCATACTCGGTATCGTTCACGGTTACGGTCTCAACGCTCAAAATCTTGGCAATATTGAATACATCGTGGTTGTATGCCTGGTTTCGGTCGTTGTTCGTATTGCTTCCGCGTTCACCCAGGCACACACAGCTGCCCACCAGCAGGTTGGCGCCCTGGGCTTTGGCCAGCAGCACACGCTTCACGCCGGTTTCGGCTGCCGCAAGAGTGTACTGGTAGTTGTAGTTGGTGCAGCCTCCCAGCTGGCCGCTGTTGCTTAACGTCCAGTGGCGCAGCCGCCAGGCCATCAGGGCAAACTGGGTGTCGCAATCGCACCACAGCCCATCGTAGGCGGTCAGCTTCCGGGCCAGCGGCAGCGCCGCGTTGGCGCTGGTCCAGGGCATTGGCAGCAGGCCCGCGCCGCTGGTCATGCCGCCCGCGCTGTTCTTACCGCCGTAAAAGGCAGGGTGCCAGGTCAGCAGGCGGTGGGTGCCGTCTGGGGCCACATCGCCCGCCATCGGCACATAGCCGTCGCCTGCGCGCATGTGCCAGCTGGTGTAAAGGTAGCTGCCGTCATCCCATTCTTTCACAGCCAGGGCAGGGGAGAAGCAGTACACCGGCGCAGTCTCGCCGGTCACATCAAAGGCGGCTTCGGTCTCAACGGCCAGCACCTCCATGGTGCCGTCTGCCAGGCTCTTGGCGTTGGCACGCACATACCAGGTCATGGGGTCGTTTTCGGCCCAATCTGCCACGCCCGTGCTGGCATCCGTCACCAGGGGCGCAGCGCTGCGGCCGTCTGCCAGATCATCCAGCGGGGTGCCGCTGGCATCGCCGCTCACGCTCTCGTGGATGTTCCGCACCGTGTAGGTCTTATCGCCCCAGGCGGTGTCCAGCATGGCGGCAAAGCGTTCCAGGCAGCTGTACTTGTTTTCGCTCTGCGTTACGGCAAACGGCCACCACAGTTTAAAGATTTTCTGCGTGTTGGTGCCGTCCAGCATGGCCGTGTACATGCCGTCCAGCGTAGACGCCGGGGTAGATGCCTTGGCTTCTTCGGCGCTCTTGGCGGCTGCCTTTTCGCTTTCTTTGGCGGCGCTGGCGCTGCCCGCCGCAGAGCTGGCGCTGTTCGCTGCATTTTTCTCACTGGCCGCAGCTGCAATTTTACTTGCGGCTGCATCTCTGGCACTGGCGCTGGCCGAATCTTTCGCCGCGTTCGCGGTTTCCGCACTGGCGGCAGCACTGTTTTTGGCCGTCCGCGCACTCTCGGCATACGTTTTCGCCGCTGCCTCACTGTTGGCTGCTGCATTCTCGCTCGCCTTTGCCGCTGCTGCCGAAGCGCTTGCTGCCGCTGCTTTCTGCGTTGCCGTGTTTACAGCATTGTCCAGATTTACCGCACTGGCAGCCGCTTCTTTTGCTGACTTTGCCGCAGCCGCTGCGGAGCTTTCTGCACCAGCCTGTGCATTTTGTGCGGCATTTTTCGCAGCGGTTGCTTCCGTTCTGGATTGCTGCGCCTGATTTTCCGAATCCCTTGCCGCTTCTGCACTTGCTTTTGCACTTTCGGTGTAAGGTTTGGCCGCTGCCGCTTCCGCCGCTGCCTTGTTAGCGGATTCGGCACTTGCCTGTGCCGCGCTTGCTGCATTTTCTGCTGTCTTCTGTGCGCCCTGTGCCGCCGTGTTTGCTTCTGTGCTGCTGCGCTCTGCGCTCAAAGCGGCGTTCAATACCTGCGCGGCCAAATCCTCACTCGGCGTAAAGGCTGTGTCAGTGCCAACATTTGCATGGGTGATTACCACATAGCCCATTGTTTTTGTAATGCGCTGCACACCGCTGTCAACACCGCAAAATACAATGGTGCCCTTGCCTTCGTAAGTGGTCGCCTCAGGCGGTACATCTACCGTACCATCTTCAGGCACGCGCACTTCTACCGCGTCACCTTCGGGTGGATTAAAAGTTACAACAATGGCCAGCCCATCCCAACTGTCATCTGCCGTCACGTGGATTTTCTCAATGCCGTAGCTGTCAAAAGTTCCAAGCTGCAGAGAGCCCGGCTTTACGTTGTACCCCTGCAGCACTACTTCATGCGTCATGCTCCCTCCATCTCTGCCCTTACGGCCTCACGCCATTTCTCCGGCACTTTGTCCAGCGTAATCAGCCCGCGCTTGATGCAGCAGATATAAAACTGTACCATATCATTCACCTCCGGCCAGCATCTGGGCCAGCTCCAAAATGGCCGCCGCGTTGGCGTCCACCTGTTCCTGCAGCGTGGGTTTTTCCCGCTCGGCCAGTTCCTCTGCCGTGTAAGCGTGGTAGAACTGGCAGTCCTCGTACACATCGTAGCCGGAGATGATGTGTTCAAGGCCTTTGGGGTCGTCCTCGGTGACAGTGCCCTGCATCACTTCCCGGCTCTCCGGCACATGCTCGGCAACCCGCCTGGCGGTGTAGAGATAACCAGCGGACAAGTCGGGAGAGGTCAGTTCCTCGTTGGTGATTTCATCGTAGATTTTCATTTTGTACCTCGTTATTTGTAGACGTAAATTTCTACAGTAGCAACTTCAATTTTTTACCGCCAGGTGTTCTCGGCGACATTCCCATAAAATCACTCGCTTCCATTAAGTTGTAAGTATAATCAATGTTGCAGATGCTGTAGAATAATAATCCATGTACTGACTGGGGATACTGATGACATCTCCTGCACTTAATTTTTTTTCAAGGTCAAAACCGCTGTTAATAAAAGGGCCGAAGATTGTAACATCATTGCATTTCAAATAAGCCTTATAGGCGGAATCCCGTGCCTGCACCCAGCCAATAAGCCGATATGTACCCGCTTTTTTAATATGGATTTCAAAAGTGCCATCTGAAGCGCTTGCCAATTTCTCGTTACAGTAAAGTGCCTTAATGCTTGCCGACCCCATCCCGTATTCATAGATTTGTGCAAGCATTTTCCCTTTTGCGTTCTCTCCCGGAATCCTCGGTGCTACTCCCATCAGCAGCCACCACGCGCAGCACATGCCGCAGATTTCTTACAATGTTTCATGCTAAACCTCCATCAGCTTTGAATGACCCACCGCGCCCGGATCTCGGCAGTGGGCTTTTCTTTTACCTTAACCAGCACCGAATTGTACGCCGTGACCGTCACGCCGTCGTTGATGATGTCCTGCACTTCATTCAGCACATCATCGGTAGCGGGCACCCCGGTCTTGTCGTAGCCGATGCCGGACAAAAACTCGCTGGCAGCCGTCACCACCGGCGCATGGCTGTTCGCGCAGGTCAGCGTAGCCGTCTGCTGGTAAAGCAGGCCTTTGGCCTGGTCGGCGCTGCTGCAAGCCGTCCACCCGTTCAGCGTAAGCCTGGCGTAGTAGATGTTGGAGACCTTGTCGATCGCCTTAAAAATATCGGTCTGCCGCCCCTGCGGGTCATAGGTCGCTCGCATCATCGTAGCCGTTCCCGCATGCAGCTGATCCAGCTCGGTTTTAATTTGGGTCAAAAAAGCGGCGAATTGTTCTTGCATCACCTTGGTATCAACGCTCACCCAGTCAGTCACAAGCCCGCATACTGTGCTGTCAAGTCGTTCATCGGTAATATTGGCCGACGTGATTTTGCTTGCTGCCGCAGGAATTGCAATCTGTGCAAGCGAAATCTGCCGCAACAGACTATTGTTTGTCAGTGTTGGTGCAACAGGTGTAGAAGCCGCCGTACCTTTCAGTACTTCAATGCGCGGTTTTGCTGCATAGTCTACTGTATCCCAACTCACAACAACACGATCAATACGCGGCGATACAGCATTCGCCAGCGGGATTGTCAGCTGTAACTCGCTGCCGGTCTGTTCTTTGGTATCATTCCAAAAAACCGTACCGTCTGCTTTGTCGTTCGCAAGCCAACCAACACCATCCGATACCCTTACCGTCATATTGCCGTTTGCAGTAACACTTAAATTGCCATCCGCGCCAAAAACGCCGCTTGTACGCCCGTGCAGCCACTTCATGACATTTTGTGCCCCGATGTATTCGTCAACATTATTCGGGAAATTTTTAATTTCTGCCACTGTCTCACCTCAACACTGTTAAAATCGGGTCGCCAATAACCAGCTTGACGCTCGACCCGTTTGCATCCTGTGAATACTTTGCCGCCGTTATTCTTGCCTTGTACTTTACACCCAGCCGCAAAGAAACGCACCAAACCAAATCTCCGACATTATATGCCGTGCCCAGTTCATCGCCGTCCGCGTCAATGTCAAATCCGTTTCGGTTCAAATGGCTACCTAGCTGCAACGCTGCATACTGCTTAACGCGCGTCTGAAACGCAGCGTTTGTCTCGCCATCTTGCTGTGCGTCTCCGCTGAACCTCGCCCATAGTTCGCGCCGTTCCGCATCGATGGCCGTGCCAGCCTGCACCACAAACTTTGTACCGTCTTTGTACTGCGCTTCACAGTAGCACACATTTTTGTATTCAGAAATATCCTTGTCAACTACTAGCCCGGGCGCAGTTCCGCGTTCCTGCACAAACAGGACCGCGTTTAATCCCTCTGTGCGGTCAACGCCCTTATACAATTCAAACGTTTCCGTTTTGGCTCTGTAGTCCAAAACCATCCGGTTCCCAATCTCGGCATCTGTCAAAATCGGCTGTATGCAGTTTAACAGTTCATCCCCGTACACCTCTGTTGCCGTCACGGTTTCTGTCAAGCCTTTTTTCTTCGCTAGCAGTACAGGCAGCCCGCGCAGGTTGGCAGTAATAACGCTGTATGCATCTGTTTCCACGTTGGCAATGCTGGAAGTTGTCGCAATAACACGCCGGTTCAGTTTGTTGTTCAGGCTGTACCCGTTCAACGTGATTTCGCTGTTATCGCAATCGAACTGTATTTCTTCCACCGTATACGCAAGTCTTCGCTCTACAATGTACAAAACAGCATCCAGTTCCACTATCCCGATGTTGTACTCATCCATCGGCAAAACTACCGTAAATTTTCCCACATCGTTATAGTAGTCGCTGAATTCGCTGCTGATCGCGTGTGTGATTTCGTGTCGGTTACTAAGGTCAGGGGAGAACAGCTCTAATCTCATATTACCGTTACACCCGCACTTTCTTCCGCAAACGAAACACTCATCTCAACGTTTTCAAGCCCACTGTCCGCAGTAGGTTTCCACGCATTATCGCCCGTATGGATTCTGTACAGTGTACTTTCAAGCGTAAGTGCACCCCGGCAGTCACCGTCCTTAGAGCTTGTGACCGTTGTTTTCCCGTGCGATGTCTTGATAACGACACGCTCATCTTCCACAAGCGTTTTTTCCAGCCGCAGCACTTCACCTGTCAGCATGTTTTCAATGCCTACGTTTGTTGCCGTCTCGCCAACGCAATTGATTTCCAGAATAAACGGCACATCAAACTGCCCGAAATTCTGCAAAACAATGTATTTCAGCACAATGACTTTGCCAAAATAATACGTTTTGCTGATATTCCATGGGAATTTAAAACCTTTTTGCACGCCGCGCAGCTGCATTGCTTTTCGTTCGCCACTTTCCCAATACGGGTAGGGGGCAAGCAAGCCAAGCTGAAACGGCGCACCGCGTTTTGACGCGCCAATGGTAGGCGATGCCGTTACAATAACGTCTATGTGCCAGTCTCCTGCATATAACACCCCGGTCAGGTCAGGCCGTACAACGGTCATAAGCGCATCTTTCAGCGCTTGCGCGTCATTGCCTATAACTCTGCCATTGATGGTAATAGGCCGCGTCTGAATGGCCTTGGATTGCACCGTAGCGCCTACTTGACCGATGCCCTGCGCCGTGTTGGCAGTGACCGAAATTGTATCAATGCCATCCGGCTTGCTTATAAGATAACCATGCTCATAGTCAAACACGATAGACTGCCCCAGCGAGTTGACGTATTTAAAAGTCTTGCTTAAAAAACTCATATCGCCCACCTCGCCCGCTGAAAATACGCTGCTGTACTTGCTGCCAGTTCAACCGGCGTCTGCTTTGCCGCGTAAATATTTTGCGTCAGGTTAAAGCCGTTGCTGCTGCCCTTACCGCGTCTGTAGTTGTCCGCTTCATCGGCTGTCAGCACCATCTCACCGCGATGCAGATTTGCAACGTAGTTGTTATAGGGGACATAATCCATGCCGCCTGCATGGCTGCCATTAACGCCCGTGTTGTTTTTTACATCACTTGCATTGATGACAAAAATGCTCTTGATGCCATCCCACAAGCCCTGCACGAAGCTGACAAGACCGCCCCAAACAGCCGCAATGCCACCCTTGATGCCCTCTACAACGTTTTGACCGACCGTTGAGAAAAAGTCAAACGCACCTTCAAAGATGCCCTGAATCGACTCCCACGCGCCCTGAAAGTCACCAGACAACACAGCGTCAATCGTAGAGAACACGCCGGTAATCAAATTAAACACAGTCTGGAAAAAGCTTACCGCAACATTCCAGATGCTTTGAATGATGATCCACGCGCCCTGGAAGAATCCGCTGATAATCGGTGCAAACGGCGCAAAGATAACCACAATTGCCTGGAAGATAGCCTGAAAGAATGCACTTGCCCATGCCCATACAGTCTGTACAAGGCTCCATGCAGCGCTGAACGCTTCACCGATGCTCTGTATGACCGGGGTCAAATCTGTAATGACCTGCGTAACAACCTGCCCGATAACCTGCATAGCCGCTTCAACATAAGGCTGTACAAATGCCACGACTTCCTGAATCTTGGCAGAAATCGCATCCAATGCTGCATTAACGCCGTTTCTGAAATTTTCATTTGTAGCGTATAGCGTAGCAAATCCTGCAACCAGCGCCGCGATAGCGGCAACTACAATAGCAATAGGGCCGCCAATAGAAGCGATAAGCCCGCCTGCCTTGCTGATTGCCACAGCCATTTCGCCAAAGTCTTTTAACTTGTCGGCAATTTTAATCATGCCATAAAGCCCGGTTGCCGCGCTTACAATGGCAGCAATAGCGGGGGCAATCTTTGCCAGCGTGTCAAGCATGTTTTTGCCTTTTTCGATAAGGTCGTCAATGTTGACATTCTGTACAATTTCCGTAACCTTATCAACGGCTTTTGTCAGCGGTTCCTGGAATTTTTTGTATACCGCAATACCCACTTCTTCAGCCGCAGAGCTTAATTCTTTTAAAGCGCCTGCAAGGTTGTCGTTATTGATTTTTGCCGCATCCGCTGCCGTGCCGTTGGCATTGCGTAGTTCTTCTTCATATTGGGCAACTTTGTCAACGCCTTCATTCAAAATCAGGTTGACGCCCTTCAAAGAATCAGCCGTAAATACAGAGCTTAACGCCGTAGCACGCTGTGCATCGCCCATGCCGTCTGTAGCAGTGGCAACTTCAGTCAAAATATCCGTCATGTCGCGGAAATTGCCGTTTGAATCCTGCACCGCAATGCTGGTGTTGCCAATCGTGATTGCGCCGTTTTTCATTTTGGCGGTCAGGTCGCGCATCATAGCGGCCAGCTGCGTGCCTGCAAGGCTGCCCTTCGTGCCCTGGTTCGCCATAGCTTCCAGCAGCGCGGTGGTGGTTTCAAAGTCCTGCCCGGACGCATTCATGTTCGCCGCGCAGTTTTGAAACGCCTGCCCCAATTGGTCAACTGTCGTGTTTGCGTTATTCTGTGCATAAGCCAGAACGTCTGCAAAATATGCAGATTGGTCAGCTTCAATGCCAAACGCCGACATGTAATCCGTTACCATGTCAGATGCCTGCGCCAAATCCATGCTGGCCGCAGCCGCAAGGTTCAGCACGCCGGGCAGCGCAGAGGTTGCTTGCTCTACATCCCACCCGGCCAAAGCCATATATTTCAGCGCGTCAGCAGATTCGCTTGCGCTGTACTGCGTGGTTTTGCCGTATTCGCGGGCAGTATCTTCCAGCTTCTTGTATTCGTCTGACATCTTGTCAGTAATACCAAAAATAGCCTGCGTTTGCGACATGGCAGATTCAAAGCCAGAGCCTACTTTTATTGCAAAACCAGCGGCAGCAGTACCGGCGCCCGCCAGCGCTGTGCCGATCTTCATAACTGTACCGGCAACTTTTTCAAAGCCTTTTGCATAAGACCCGCTGACAAACGCTTGCGATTCGGCCTTTGTTCTTTTCAGCGCCTTTTCATATTCGCTGGAATCCAGCGTGATTTTTGCAAAAAGGTCAAATACGTCCACTTACTCGCTCACCTACTGCCGTTCTTTTGTTTTTAATCCATGCCGCGCCGCAAAATCTTTGAAATCCGCCTGCACCTGTTCTGGTGTCCGCGTATCCACTTTGGGCGGGTGGATAATGTCAATATATCTCGCTGGCCTGTCCGTTACGCCTGTCACAGCTACAACAAGGCTCCACGCACTGTCTGTCATGTATACCTTGTACATCTGTTCTTCAAAATCAGCTTTCAAAGCGTAAGGCAGCGCCGACACAAGCGCCTTTGCGCTCAGTTTCGGCATTTTCAGCAGTACAGGGATTACTTGTTCTGCCCGCCACCGAGATACGATTTGAAAAAATCAGCAAAGCCCTTATCGTTCACCAGGACGTAAACTTGCTTGCAGGTGATAAGGAAATTCTGTTCGCCGATTTCTTCTACCGTCAGGCCGTTGAACGGTGCAAGAATTGCGTATACATCCTCGCGGTGCTGCTTTAACGCAATGTTCAGCAGCTTAACGATTTTCGCAAGGCCGAAACGCTGCATTGCAATGCGGGTCGTTTCGCCCTTCGGCATCGCTTTCTGCATCTCTTTCACAAGCGCTTCATCATCAATCAAGTTTGTGATGGGCTGCGCGATCTGCAATACAACTTCCAGTGCTTCATCGGTGCTAAGTTCAGAAAAAATCCGCATCAGGCTTCATCCTCTCCGGCCTTGATATACACCTCGCACGGCACAGTGTCCTGCGCGGTAATGGAGTAGTGCGCCGTGTATTCGAAGCTCATCTGGCCTTTTTTCTTGTCGCCGGTCTGCAAGCTGAAACCGCCGGTGGACAGCGTATTCAGCATGTGAATGGCACAGAAACCGCCACTCGTAGTGCCGTGCTTGTCCGAATAGTCGCACAGCAGCCACAAATCGGTAAAGTCGCTGTCTTTCAGGTCGTTGCGCGGCGTGATTTTGGAAACCTTGGAAGTGGTCGTAACATCCGCAGCGCCAAGCATGCTCTTGGCATTTTCTGCCGATGCCGAAACATAAGTGCCGCTGCACTTGACTTCCCAAGATTCAATCTGTTTCAGCTCTTTCATGTTCTTTGGGCAGTTGTCGATGTCCTCGCCGAAGTCGGTAAAGCTCGGCACAGCCGTAAAGTTAATGCCGCCGGTCGTGGCGCCCAGCAGCGCACTTTCTTCCGGCGCAGTACCGGCAGTCGGGTCAAACGTAGTTGCAAGATAGCCCGCGTTCAAGACAAGTTCCTTAAACGCAGATTCAGGAATACGAGTAAATTTCATGCTTTCACCTCAATTTAGGCATAAAAATTCGGCGGTAACATTGATGTACCGCCGTTTTAGGTTTTTATCTGTGTCATCTGCCAGCGATTGGCAGAACGGGGAGCCGCGTTTTAACCAAATCAATCCGCCATCTACCGGCAGCGTCACGCCGCCAATGCCCAGTGCGTCCGAAAGCTCAAGCGCCTTTGCATTTGGCACCGCTTCGCTCGTGGTATGGAACCACATGTTGACCGTAAGCGATACCGCCCCGCCGCCCCATGCGTCAAACACGGCATCATAGGTCAGGTAGGGGAGTACAGCGTCATCCGGCACGGCATTGCTGGCGTAAGCGGTCATAAATTGCCCGAAAAACTGCTGTAATGCAGCGCCCTTTGTCATGTCGGCAATCCCTCCCGCAATCGTTCAGCCGTAAAACTTTTTAGGCCGTTCAGCATCGGGGAAGCGCTTGCCGGGGCTTGCTTTTCTTCCGGGCGGCTCGTGACCCGGAAATATGCCCCGGTCGTCACGTCCTTGTACACGCTGCCGTACTCAATGGGCACGTCTTTCCGCACAATGCCGGTATACACGCTGGTCACACCCTGCGCTTCGGCCTGCCGTGCTTCAAGGCTGCTGTCCAATGCAACGAAATTCGCAAACTCTGCGCCCTCGCTCCACTCGGTAGCATAGCCGCCCTCGCCGTCAGGCTTTGTCCGTTTGTCCATAATGATGCAGCTGTGCGAAAAATCATCAAGCAAGCTCATAATGATACCTCACATCACCGTTTGGCTCTCTATCGGCAATAACGCGGGCATTGTTTGCGTTTACGTACATTTCAACGATTTTCAAGCAGCATTCAGCTGTACATCTGTCGATGTTCATGCTAAGATTTAACTTAACCTCAACGCCGTGTATATCTGTTTTCATTACAGTTTTCTCCATTTGTTCAGCCGGGGCGCAAACACACCCTGCCAGCCCGTCACAGAGCCGCCAGAATTGCCGTTTGTGCTCGATTTGGTGTAACTATACCCTGCAAAACTCTCGCTTTGAAAAGGGCTGTTTGCGGCGTTCTCGTACTGGTCGCGCCAGCTTTTGATTTCTTCGGAAAGCTTTATAAATGCAGGCGGAACACTTAAAGCCCAAATAGCTCCCTCAAATGTTTCGTCCTGCAGATAAACGTTGCCATACTCGTAAACGCCGTCGTTGAAAACGCTGCCAACGATGCGGAAATATTGCCCATAAACAAGAAAAGGCAGCGCAATGCTGCCTTCCTTGACGGTAAAAGTGCCCAGATGTACGCCATTCGGCGCAACAAACCAGTTTCTACACTCTCGCATCAATTCTTCAAGCATTTCGCTGCCTCCTTATTACTTTTTGAACTTTGCCAGCACGACTTTGGCTTCATTGGTCAGCGCCGCAACGTAAAACTCGTCAGCGGTGATCTCGGTGGAGCGGTTACGCGGCTTGCGCTCGGTCTCCACGTTGATATTGCGCTTGCGGTAGATGGTCAGGGCGGGCACATCGTCCTCAGTCTCGCTGTCCTCGTTCAGCTTGACGATGGGGCAAGCGTAATAGGCGGTAGCAGCAGCCTTGACCTTATCGCCGACAATCAAAGCAGCAGCGCAATGCGGCTGGATGGTCGCCAGATGCTTTTCGGTGGAGGTTTCGGCGGTAGTATCAGCGACAATCTCAATGGTGCCGGTGCTGTTGTCCTTCTCATACTCGATAGAAGGAACCTTGCGGGATGCTACAACGCGGGTGTTGGCAATCTTGCCGATTTCGCCGGTGACAGCAACGCCAGCCTGATACTTGTCAGCGCTGATAAAGTCCGCATCCTTGCGCAGGGTAGCCATCTGCTTGGGGTTGATGAACATGACCTTGTCGCTGTTGATCTCCTCGTTGAACACGTCGATAGCGTCCACAACGCCGCTGTATTTGATAGCGGCGGCAGTGCCGTCATACACCAGCGTAGCGCCCTGCAGGGCTTCCATGCAGTCATTGTCGATTTTAGCAGCGATAGACAGCGCCAGCTGCGCATTGGCTTCGCCAACAGGGTTGCCGTAGCCGGACAGCACAGCTTCATCGGTCAGGCCGACGCCCTTCATGGCCTTTTTGATCTTGTACTTCTTGTCCTTGGTGCTCATCTTGTCGATGTCAACATCAACGCCCTCTGCAACGTCCTCCGCGTCACCAATGTAACCGTAAGACGGCACAGTAATGGTATCGCCGGGCACGCCAGCAAGGGTGTCATCCATTTTTGCAAAAGGTGCCACGCGGATTTTGTCAGGGATTTTAGCCGAAATCATATCTGCCATGACTTCCGGGTCAATCAGGTCTGCAAGCTTGGTCAAAATAGTATCTGCCATGTGTTAATCTCCTTTGCTGTTTGCAAGCTCGGAATACTGCTCCGGGCTTTCTTTCTTGAGTTTCAGTCGTTCGGCATAGCCCATCTTTTTAAAGGCTTCTGCCGTAATACCACTGCCGTCATTGTTGGCGGGCGGGTTCGGTGTGGGTGCGCCTTTGGTGCTGGTAGTTACAACAAATTCGCCGTAACCGTCTTTCAAGCTGGTTTCAAACTTTGCAGCGTCTTTCGCCGTGCCGTTTTCGTCTAGCTCCAAAGCATCCAGAAAACCATCCGCCTTTGCCATCTTGGCAACAGTGGCAATCCGTTTTTCGGCGATGCCGATTTTTTTCAGTGCGGTCTCCAATGCCTTTTCTTTGGCAGCGGTAGTCTTTTCGGCGGCCACGCTTGTTTTGTAATTCTCAAAAGCCTTGTGCTCGGATTCATACTTTTCCTTGTAACCGTCATCGCCCTTTCCTTTCAGGTCGTCCAGTTCCTTTTGAACGCCGGGAAGTTTTTCCGCATCGGCTTTATAGCGGTCAACGTCCGCTTTCAAACCGTTTACGGTGTCAGTGTGGGCTTCAATAATAGTGTCCTGCTGCTCTTCGGTCAGCCCCATACCTTTCAGCAGCTTGCGAGTAATAGCCAATGTTTTCGCTCCTTTTCTTCGGTGTCAGTTCTTCGACATTTGCGTTTTATATAAAAACAGCGGTTCTTTGCTGTTTTTGCAAAAAGTTTGTAAAAATGTTTCCTTTCAGATAATTTGAAAGGAAACATTTTTTGGGTATAAAAAAGTGGCCGTTTCCAAAATGGAAACAACCACTAATAAAAAGAGCCAAGAGGCTTATTTGCCTTTCAGCTCTTGTTCTATAATTCTGTTATACTGCGCGGCATGGTCTGCCACTGCGGGCTTGATATACGGTTTTGCGCGTTGCCCGTGTGTTAGATGCCAATTGCCTTTTGCGTCTTGATATACCCACGGCGTTTGTCTGCCGCCCGGATAGTAAATGCCCGTGCCGCACTCAACGTATACGCCGTATTCGCTATTTGTGCCAACATAGGCGGCGCGTTCTCCGCTGTTTGCTACTGTATGAGTAATACTGTTGCGTAGGTTGCCTGTATCAACGGGGCACAGCTTTTTAGCATACCCCTCTGCTACCAGCCCGCATTTTTCTAACGCCCGCTGGCAAGCCGCTTCAAGCTCTTTGTAAACTTCAGCGCTGTGGTCTTCAAGTCGAAATTTCATTTCGTTTCCTTCCACGAAATCCATTGCGCATACGTCATTGCAGGAATCAAAATGCTTTTCCCGGTTTTCTCATCGTATGCGCGTCTCAGCTCATGACGCGGTTTTGGTTCATCAGGCAGTACGGAAATAGTAGTGCATCGGCAGTTATACACAAGATAGCCCGGTGCGGAATTGTCTCCCGGATACATAAGCTCGTAACCGTCAACCTTAAACGGCTTGTCTACATCGACCGTCTGACCATCAAGCATTGCATGTGCGTGGCGTGTGCGGTTGTCCAGCGTTGCCATCCATTGCTTTTTCAGCTTGATGCCCATGTCCTGCGCTGCTCGGTAAGTATCCAGCCGCCCCGCATTCTGCGCTGCTGTAATGGCCGTCCGCGCCGTTCTGATAGCGCTTGCGCGGCTCATATCCTGCATACGGCTTTGCAGGTCATCCGCAATCTTGCCGATGCCTTTGCCTTGCAGAATGGAGCTTGTGACACTAGCTGTAATTTGCTGCTTTCCGTATTTCAGGTCAATGCCGCGCTGCAATGCACGCTTTGGCGGGTAGTACGGCATCAAGTCAGGCTGCTCCACAATCAGCCGTTTCACTGTCTGCTCATCAAACAGCGTAAAGTCCGCGCTGCTGCTGACTTGCTCAATGGTATACGCACTATAATTGCGGTTGAGCGTATAAATGCCAGGTGTGGCATCGTTTATATATGCTATTGCAACCTCGTTGGCGTTTGTATACCGTTCTGCCACTTTGTCGCGGAGTGCTATAAAGCGATTTCCGCGTCCAATCTGTGTAAGCCGCCATTGCTTGCATTGCTGCTCTGAAACCGTTCCGTTTTTGACCTTTTCCAGCATATCAGCATCGCGCTTCTCGAATTGCTTGAAATACGCGGTAATGGTTTCGCTCAACTCATCGGCAGCTTGCTTATATATCTTGGCGATGCGCTGTTCCAGCTTGGCAAGCTGCGCATCTGTCATTTTGTGAGCGTAATCAGGTCTCGCCATTGCCGTTCAGTCCTTCTCCCGGCTGGTTCTGCGGTTCGTTAGGCTGCGGATTGTTAATCGTGCGGTCAAGCTCCTCTGCCGCCTTTCGCTTCATCAATTCATCGTACTGGTCTGCATCGCCGTTAATGGTCAGAAGTTTTCTGGTTGTGTACTCAGCGTCGTAGTATTCTGCGCCGAGAAGCACGGTCTGCGCCTCTTCCTGCTTATTGATAATCTGGTTGCGCGTGTAAGTTGGTTCATCATCAAGCCCAGCAATTGCCAGAATGCCCTTGATGCAGCGCGAGACCCAGCTCTCAAATTTGTCTGTTTTCAAATCTAGCGGAACATAGCTTGCCTTAATAGCTGTTGCCGTCTGGTTTCCAGCGCTTACGGCAGATGCGTCAAACGCCTGGAAATCCGTGTACAGCTTTTTGGTCAGCATGTCAATGGTGGCTTGCGTGCCCTGAAACGGCGCTTCAATACTTTGCGGTGTTGCTTTCGCTCCTTCGTCACCATCTGCATGGGCAACGTGGGTAGTTTTAAGCCGCTCCACAAACTTTGCATCGTCAATTTCATCCATGCCGCCGCAGTTCGTCAATACCCAATAGATAAGATTGCCCTCATCTACATTGTTTACCATGTTGCTGCTGGCAAGGTCGAGCGCGTCAACGGTGTTTTTCCTGCCGCAAAGTTCGCTTCTTGCTTGTTCACCGTTTTTCAGCGGGATAATGGGAAATCCGGGATAATTCTCGCCGTCATAAATCTCTGTGCCGTCAATCTCCGAGTACCGCACTTTCAGCTTGTACGGCAGTTTCCCGTTCAAACTGCGCACTTCACCGTTGCGCGGCTTGATGTAGTTAGTGTAACCGTCCATCTCGTACAGAGTTGCCCGCAGCGGCTTGTCCGGGTCAATCTGCCAGAACCTGATTCCAGCTTTTAGCGCGCCGTCTTCTTCATCGTATAACGGCACAAACTGCTCCGGCGCGAACACCTGAATATGGTCAAGATTCCAGAATACAAAAGACTGCCCACCAATCAACGCATGGCGGGCAGCATCCATAATATCTTCATCAAACGTGGCGCCAAGCGCCTTTTTTGTGGCGTCCTTGTTAAACGCAACGCCGTTGCCCAGCAGGTAAGAAACTTCCTGGTCTACAACAAATCCAAAAAACTTGCTGGCAATCTTGTGGTTTGCTGTGTACATATCGGGATGCGCTTTCCCTTCAAGGTCGTACACCATTTTTTCGTAGCGGTTGATTGTGGGATTTTCGCCCCAATAGTACAGCTTTGCATCCAGCATGTCCCGTGTCTTTTTCTGGCCTTTAAAATCGTTGATGGTGTCAAACACAAACCCCATGCGGGAACGTTCATCTTCACCGACCGCCACAAAGTCTTGATATGTTCTGATTTTCCCTCACCGCCTATCTGTAAATGCTTTGATACTTCATTGCCGTATTGTCTCCGGCTTTGTTCGCTGTGCTTTCCATCCCATAACGCACTGCGTCAATGTGATGGTTGTTCAAATCCGGGTAGCCTTCCAGCACTTCCCCCGTCTTGCTGTCTCGCTCGTACTCGTACTCGCTGAATTCCTTTGCTGTGTCCGGGCATCGTTCTGGATCAATGACAATCGCTTCCAGCATTTGCAACCACTTTGTTCCATAGCGAACCGATTTCGGTCCTTTTCGGGCAGGGAATGTTTTCACGCCGTACTTGTTATAGTCGGCGATGGATTTCGGCTCGGCACTATCCGCGCAGATTTTGTCCTCGCGCGTAAGCCCTCTGTCCAGCAGCAGTTGCGCAGTGTCCCTATTGCTTGTTCTGCGCCGTGTCAGCTCATCAAAGATGTACAGCGTGCGCCGCGCCGCGTCATAGTGCATAGCATTGTATGCCCAAGGGTCAGGATACCAGCCCCAGTCCACGCCGCGCTTGATGCGGTCAAAGCTGGCAATCTGTTCATCGGTGATTTTCTCAATGCGCAGATTCTCAAATACTGCCGTTCCGCTGCCGACAACCTCGCCAAGATACTCATGCCGGTATGCTGTTTCGTTTGTGCGCTGCAAATATTCAGCATCGGCCAGAAACCGCTCTCCGAGCCATTCTGCGGGCGTTGTTTTGTAGGTGCTGTGATGTATCAGCTTGCCTTCGCGGGCTTTCAGCGCGTAGCCGTTCGCCCAGTTCCGCGCCATTGCGGGCGGGTTGAAGCTCTTGAACGTGATGAACCAGTCACCGCCGCGCAAGCAGGATTGCTCCACATTTCGGATTTGCTCTTCACCGTCAAACTGGTCAAGCTCTTCAAACCAACAGATGCCGATATAACCAAACGGCACTTTGATTGACTTTACCTTGCCGGGGTCATCAACGCCGAAAAAAAGCACCTTTTGCCCAGTAGGCAAATAGGTGCATTCCATAGGAGAAATCGTGCAACGAAAATGATCGTGCAAACCAAGCTCATTGATAGCCCAGACGATTTGCGCATAAACGCTTGTGCGCAGCGTGTTGCCGACTTTGCGGAATACTGCTGCGTGGCATTGTGGATGCTTGATAAGCTGCAAAATCAGCTCTATGCTGATATAGCTGGATTTGGTACTGCCGCGCCCGCCCTTTGCAACAAGCTCTTTTACATTGCCTGCTTTGATTTCGCGGTGTGCTTCCTGAAAGCAAGGGGAAACTATATTTGACAATTTACAAGTCATCTACAATTTGCACACCACTGTTTTGTCCGTCTTTTCCTGTCCACTCTTCCCACTTTTCCACCGCCTTAATATCGCCAGACGCTGCGGCAAAATAAACCGCTGCTACTATCATGGCATCGTTGATTTTGTCATCGCCATCGATGCCGATTTCTTCCAGCTTTTTTTTGGCTTTTGTGCTTTTTATCGGCGCTTCTGCAATCAGTCTGGCAAGCTCTTCCCGGCTCTTTTTTGCCCGTCGTGCCTCGCCGCTGGCAATACCGCCTTTTCTTCCGTTTTCTACGGCTTCGTTACCGCTTCCAAACAGCGTGGCGCACCGGTCTTTGTCTTCTATTATGTGCCGCGCCATCCGTTACCTCCCATCAAAACGGCAGGTCAGGCAACTCTCTGTACCGCTTTATTTTTTTACGACTCGCATCGTATACTGCTGGGTTAAAGAAATCGGCGCTGCGCAGATAAATTTTCCGGCGTGCTTTTGCGCTAGATGCACCGCCGGATTTTCTTTTTCCGCCTACTCTCCATGTGCTGCCACTACTCGCCATCTTCCCATACCTCCTTTACGGCGGAAAATGCTTTTCTTCCCGTGTTATTGTTGTTGCTTTCAAAAATCGTTTTGCCGCTTTTTCCTTGTAAAATGCAAAATTTTGAAATAACGTCATCAAGTGTACGTTTTATCTTTTTAAATAGTTTGTCATCGTGCCACATCATAATTTGCTCAACGTTATTACTGCTGGATAAATTTGCGCTGCCCGCAATAATAAGGCTGCCTTTTGCGCTGTCAATCAGGCAAATTTTGCAATGACTTTCCAAGACAGCGACATTTATATTAAGCCCGGTAAACTCACGAATCATATACGGCACAAGTTTATTACGCTCCATCGCAACAAAGTAGTTGCTTACAATCAGATTCAGTTCTTTGCAGCCTAGATACCCAGCGATGTTTACCAAGCTATCAATGTTTTCTTTACCCATCCCCAACGTTGTCACATACAATGCTTTTGGTAAAAGCTGTTGTGTATAACACAATGATTCGATAAAGTCGCCAAACACAAACCTTCCGCTTGCTAGTGCGAAATAATTCTCGCTGTAGTCAATTGCTTTTGCTGCTGCTTCTGCGTTTTCCCAAGTTGCTGGCTGCAAATTTAGCCGGGCAGCCTTTATGAATTCTTTTTCCGCTGCTGTGTTGTCTTCATCATCCCCCCATGCAAGGGCATCAAAATTAAAGTCCAAAGAGGAAAAATCCAATTTTTTCTTTTTCATCGAATTATCCTCCTTTATGCAACACAAAAAGCCCACACAATTTGTGTAGGCTTATATCCCCCAAAACCCCTTTGCGCCGGAGGAAAAGCGCGTTCCCGCCCTACCGGTATATGCTGTGCCGGTCTCACCCGTTGCGGTGAGCAAATCCGCAACGCTTTTGTACAGTCAGAATTTAACGTGCCTGCTGTCCACACGCTTTTTTGATTCCCTGCATTTGTACCCCGCCCGGGCTTGCGGCATCCGGCGGCATTTATACCCGCGCGCCGATTCGCGGTTCTGCTTTGATGTGTAAGGTCTCGGCGATGCGTAACTGCGTCAGTAACGGAGTCCGCACAAGCAGATGCCGGGCAGACTTTTTCGGGCTCTCGAAGTCCCGTTGCGGTCTGCCATCGCGCCGCGCTCCTGATCGGCTTGCCGCTTTGCTTACAGCGTTCAGGTTATCTATCGCGTTTTGCCTGCGCCGGGCTTAGCCGGTGGGAGCGACCCAGCTTTATCCAACAGCAGGATTTGAACCTGCAACTAAACCCGCAGCTATGCTGTCATGAGGCCCGGCTTTACCAGTTAAGCTATGTTGGCATATAAAGCGCGGCAGTTGCGCGTGTCGCACTTTTTGTAGGCCAAAAGTAAAGCTCATTTTAATTAACTGTGTCCAAGTCGGTATCAATTAAAAATGAGATTCACTTTTTTTAATAACTTGTGCACCAGAGGCTTGCCGCGATCTGTTCACTCTATAGGCTCGTATGTCTTTTCAAAGATGTCCGGCTTGCACGGGTACTGTTCACCGTTCACACCAGTAATAATCCAGTCACCGGGAGCAGCGTGCATAACGCCTTCCAGCGTAAAAATATCAAGTTCTTCCTGCGTCTGGTACGCTTCAATGACAACAGGCTTTTTTCTGAATTTCATAGCAAACCACCTATTATTTGTTTCCCTGCTTTTTCTTTTTCTTTTCGGCTTCTCGCCTTTTCTCTTCCTCTCGGCGACGACGCGCCGCAGCGTTCTGCGTGACAATAATAGCACCAACAGGGAAAATCATAGTGGTCTCCTTTCTCTCCGATATAAATGTCGGGAACATCTAAAAAATAAGGCTCATGCATTCTGTCTTGCAAGTTTCTTTGGCAAGCCATACCAGCACAAGCCTGTTCAGAACCCGCCACATGTTACGCACTGTCAGTAGGCTCGTGGCGGTTGCCTAACGGGGAACACAATTGCCGCGTCCGGCCCTGCTACCTTTACCCGTATCATCGGCATTGGAGCCGCACATAGGTCTCACACCATTTCTACGCGGTCGCTTCTAAGCGTAGCGCCCTTATCTTGCGATTGGCTATGCGGCATATAAAATGCCGGTCTTTCCCGGCTGCCAGCTATGAGAATAGGAGAATTGGAACAATAAAGAAAAGAGGTTTTAGCAATGTCGTATGCTGTCCCGTTCTTACATCATCCAGCATATCTATAATAACAGGTTAAAAGTGAACTGGAGTGCACAGATTTTCAATTGCAGCGCGGTGTAATTTTTTTGCCCATCGCTCGGAAATATTTAGATTTATAGCAATCTTCCACCAATACGGTGTGCCGACAATATACCGCTCCCGCAAAACATCCCGCTGCATTTGGTCTTGCACAGAGTTTATTGCGGTTTCAATTTCTTCCCGTTGCATCTCGGTGTCAATAATCTGCTTGTATAGAGCTTCTTGACGCTCCATGATTCTGCAAACAGCATCCTCGATTTTATTTTTACCGCCAGCAGATACCACAACGGGGGACAATGCTTTCGTGGTCGCTGTTGCCCGTTCACGTTCGCTCTGTATCTGCTGGCGCAGCTGCCGTTCATAATTCCTGCTGCGTTGGTATCTCCATAGCCACGTTTTCTTTTGGTTGAATTCTTCTCGGGTCATTGTATCTCCTTTCTTCCACTTTCATGCAGCGCGGCAACGTGCAAATATTGCCATTCTTCCACTCGCATGTCGCGCAAAGATGCTCGCGGGCGTATTCATCAACTAGTTGCTGTTTTGTCATGGGGTCACCTCCGGGGGTTCGGGGAGCGGCAGTTCTGTCCATTTGAGGACTTTTGTGCTAGTTCCACGCGTAGGCTCACCGCCCCATTGACCATTGAAAAAATGTCCACGATCAATTGTACGGTACATGCAGTAGTAGTTACCATAACGGAAGTATTCGTAGTAGCACAGGTATTCGCCATTTTCTTTAGGCGGGTCATTCTGTGCATCGTGCCAAACGGTCGTTTTAGACTCCTCTTTATATGGTTTAACCTGATATACAGCAGCAAGAGCATCAAGAACCCGCGCGCCAACTGGCGTATTTGATTTAAAAGGCAAATGCTCGCTAATGCACTTCTGTCTGATTGCTTTTAACGCATCGCCGCGCAAAATCAAATCATTGTTGTCATATTCTCCATTTATCATTTTATCTTTTGCCTTTTGGATAGCTTCAGCAATCCTATCTCCATCAAGTACAATGTTTTTCATCTGTGTTCACCATCCTTGCGCCGCAGAACATACAATACTTCATACGGCTCGCGCTAGTTCTCCACTCTGTCTCGTGACAAGCAGAACATTCATACTCATTTTCTCCGCAAACATATCCTCGTTTTATCCAATGCGCCGTAGGCCGCAGGGATTCTGGGTCGATGGTCGGCATAATGTCAATGTCGGAAACTCCGACCACGTCAAAATCGCCGCAGTCCGGTATGTCGGCAAAACAGACCTTCTCGGCGCGTTTCTTTAATTCATCTGCATCAATCAGTCGCATTGGTATCCCTCACTTTTTCAAAATAGAATTTGATTGCTTTCGGATTTTCCAGCACATTGCCGTAAACGACGCCGACCTTGTAAATGTAGTTCTCTTGCAGTTTTCGCGGAATCTCTGCAATGTATCGTCTGAATGTTTCAAGGTCGTGGGCGCGTTTGTAATGGTTGCACATACGGCAGGACGGCATAAGGTTTTCAATGTCGTCCGTGCCAGAATCCTCTGGGTTCCACGCCCTCTGCGGCTTGAAGTGGTCTACCTGCATATCATTGTAGGCAATGTGACGTCCACAGTAAGCGCAATGACCGTCAAATTTCTTGTACACCGCAACGCGGGTCTTTTTACTGATTGCCATTTATTCATCCTCGCTGCATGTCGTGATTTTATTGCGGATTGCTTCTTGAAGTTGTGTCATTCTGATACCTCCTCATTCCAGTAGTCATCACGGCACCTATCACAACGGCAAGTGATACTCAAATAACCGTACTTGGCGCATTGCAATGGTTTCAAGGTTTTGTCTAATGAGCAAGGCAACAAACGAGTGATGTTTCCTAAATACGCATTCGGGAACATTTTTTGAAATTCACTTTTTCGTGTTTTTACGGGGTTGTCTTTCGCCCATTGTTCGACTTTTGAAACTGTTTCCTCAATGCTTTTAATCGAATCGTCGTCAAACCCAACCATGCAGCACCCTTCTTTCGCAACAGGGCATATATTGCAACCTTGATTTTTACATAACCTGTTTACCGTCTTGAAAAATTCAACTGCTTCCATTACAATACCTCCAATCTCAAAATTTCATCCCAAGTGATTTTGTCATACCCGCGCTGCACATACTGGCCGTAGGAGATGCCCAGCGCTGCGGCTTCTCTTACGCATTGTTCAATGGATTTGATGCGAGGTTTCAGTGCAGCCTTTTTATCCGGCTTTTTTGCCTGCATTGCAGAAATAACGCCTTGCTGCTGCGCTTTCTTTTTCTCGCAGTTCTGCTTTGCCTTTTGCCTTGCTTTTTCTTTTATGCAAGTATCACAGAACCGCTTGCATGGCTGCACGTCCCACATTATCTTGCCGCATTTCTCGCAGAATTTAGATACTGTCATAGCTTTAAATCATCATCCTTTGTGACTTCCATTTCTGTCCCGTCTGGAAATTTCCGCGTGCGTTTAAACTCCGCAAAATGAATGCACTGATTCATAATGTCCTCGCGCTTAATGTCCAATGCGGCGAGCATTTCAAGCGTTGAAAAGCCTTCCACCTCGGTCTTGATTTCCATCTGCTCATCATAAGCAGTGCAGATAATGCTAAATCTTTTCATAACGGCTCCTCCGTCTTTTTGGCATCAATGCCGATGCCCTGTAGTGTTACCTGTGCCCAGAGGTCTGCAAGCTGGTCGTTGCGGTACTCATTGTATTTGTCGGCCACCGGGCCGGTCATGTAATTCTGGATTCTGACTAAGGTCCTGGGCGACAGGCCGGCCTGATAGCAGGCCAGCAGGCATAGATATGTTGCCCTCGTGGCAATGTCGTTGCGCTCTTTCATTACCGCTTCATAGGCGCGGGATTGAATGTCCTTGATTTTTTCTTCTGCATATTCGTCAACGGCTTTCTGCAATGCCGGGGTAGGGTGTAGTCTTGCTTTCACGTCTTTCAACTCTTTCCTGTTTTATATAATCCGTATTTTCTGACATCGCGGCGGATCTTAATTCCGCGCTCTGCATCTGCCGCGTCCGCTGCGGCATCTGCAAGCCGCTGTGCGCGGATTTTTTCAAACATGGCCGCATACTCGCCGTAGCGATTGCAAGCGCTGTGGCAGTGCGCATGGCGGTCTGGGCAGTCTTTACAGGGGCTGGTCATCGTCCGACATCTCCTCGATAAAAATTTCTGTGCGTGGATTGGCTTTGTCGCACAGTACGCGGGAGCCGTCCACGCTAGCTATGATGGTATAGTTGTCGTCTGCCAAGATTTTTGCCTTTACCAGAATGTCGTGTATTGCCTCGATGTGATTCGCCAGATCGCATCGTCTGCGCGTCGGCATGTAGAACCGTGTCTCAACGCGGCAGGGCGTGTCTATCGGCTTTTTTGGCTTAGGAGTAAGATAATACACGGCTGCTCTTTCGTACTTGAGATAGGCTGCGCTCGGCATGACACGTGCTATTTTTCCTTTGTGACAAACGGGGCACCGTGCTCCCATGTAGAAAATCTGCGGGCTGTTCTTCTTTGTGATAGGCGGCAGGGAGATGATGTATTTTTGTATCACGGTACAATCTCCTTTACTTTCGCGTAATACTTCTCGCTGTACCAGATGTCCGGCAGGCGTGGATTTTGTGTAAAGCCCGCCTTTTTCAGTTCCTTTTCGGCAGCGCCGGCGGTGGTGTAGGTCTGGTGAGAGTGGCGGATGTCACCGGTAGAGCGAGAGTAAGTGATGATTTCAATGCGTTTCATCATTCCCACCCCGCGTAGGCGAAACTGCCTTCTTTTTGTGCTGCATCATACCTGTCAATTTGGCGTTGGCAGAAAGCAGCATCAAGGATACCGCACTCGGCTAGGTCTGCGTACATTTTGGCATCCCACTTTGTCATCGGTGGGCGAATCTCATTGCACCAGGTAATCAGTTCAGCAGGAGATGACGGTGGGAAGATTTGCCCAGCGCGAACTTTTCTGTCGATGGCCTCTTTTTGGAGTTTTACGGGCACATCCTGCAAAGCTTTCTCCCACACGGCGATCATGGAGCGCTTTTGTGCGGGCGTTTTGCCGTTGCCAAAGTTCTGCCATACGGAGGCGATATAACCCATGATGTAGTGCAGGCCATCCGCGACGGGCTGCGCCTGTTGCGTAAGATCTGTGTTTGATACGGTCATTGACCTGTCAGCCAATCGAAATCCCTCCCATCTTGGCGGCGGGGCGTAGCTGGTGCTTGCTCATCGTGTACAGGGTAAAACGCCTGCCACCCTTTACGGATAACCTCCCGCATGTAGTCTTGCAGTGAAAGGTTGCTTTGTGCTGCCATCTCGGGCAGCTTTTCCAGGTTTTTGCCGATCGCTCCCTCGGTTTCCGGGGCGCGTTTTTTCTTGCGGTTTTCAAGCCATTCAAGCAGCAGCCCACGCAGTTCTTCGTCTTGCGTGAAATTTTCGATGTATGATTTTGCGGAGAACGAAGTAGCACGTTTCGCGCGTATTGCAGCGCTTTTAGCGCTGCTGGATATATCTTGAGTATCGTTAGATACGAAAGATATATCTTTTTCTTCTTTCTTCTTTCTTTTTTCTTGGGGTGCATTTGGTGTCATTTGGTGGCATTTGGTAGCATTTGCTTGCTCACCATTGCTTTTTAACTTCACGCACTTGGCGTTGTATCGTTCTTTTGCTGTATCAATGTCGATTGAAATGAAGTCGAACGCCATCCCCTCACGTCCATTGAGTTGCGTCTTTTCTCCCGTTGCGCTGTAAGTCATAAGCGCACGGAACAGCCGACCTAGCTCGCTATCTGATAGGTTTCGGGTTTTAGTCAAGTAATCGTTGTAACAGCAAAAATATTCCATTGCCACCGGCTACACCCCCAGGTAATACTCGGCATAGCTGACTTTTTCGCCGTAGCGGTTCTTGCTGCTTGCCGTTCGCTTTTGGATGGGTACGCCGCGCTTTTTCAGATCATTGATGCGGGAAGCACGGCGGTAGATGCCATACTCCTGCATGGCCTGTGCAGCGGTCAAGCTGCCGCCGCTCTCTAAGTGGCGAAGGATTCTGTCACATTGTGTCATGGTGCATCACCTGCCTTTCTCTCAAAAAGGGAGGTCGCCCTCGTCATCGTCAATCAGGGCGTAGTCTGTATCGGGTTCGCTCTGCGTGCGCTGTGAGGGGGCTGCGGGGCGCTGTGCGGCGTTCTGCGGGGCGGGGCTGGTACTTTCCTTACTGCCGCAGAAATTCACGTTCTGGGCCACGATTTCGGTCGCTGTGCGGTTCTGGCCGTTCTTGTCCTGATACTGTCGGGTCTGCAAGCGGCCATCAATGGCGATCAGCGCACCTTTGGGGAAGTATTTGCAGACAAATTCTGCGGTTTTGCCCCAGGCAGTAACGTCCAGCCAGTTGGTCTGGCTCTGGCCGCTGGCATCCTTATAGCCGGAATCGTTGGCGATACGGAAAGAACAGACGGATTTGCCGCTGTTCGTGGTTTTTAGTTCCGGCGATGCGGCGAGTCTTCCGATGATAGCAACAACATTCAACATAAATTAATCCTCCGTAATATCGAGATAGTTTTTGTAAAAGCGGCGACGAAAGTCAGATACCGTCCAGTGGTAGTAGGCCATTGCATGGCGCTGGCCATCTTGTTCAAGCCACAGCCGCGTAGCAGCACAGTTATGTACAGCATCAGGCGCGTTTCTATGGCAATCTGCACACAGAGGAACCCAAAGCCCGTATTGCTTGCTTTTATCGCGGCGGCCATTGTATTTGCTTCCGCTACCAAAAAAGATTTCATGACGCTCGGTCGGTTTCCATTGCTGGCATTTGTAGCATTTAAACCCATCAATTGGCATAATAGATGGCGCATAACCGTTTCGGTCAAGCTGAACGCCGTATTCATTGCGTGTCGGTCGGCGCATCGTCTGTCAGTCCTTTCAGTTTTGCGATTTCTTCCGGTGTCATGGTGGGAATGCCCTGCTGTTGGCATTCCTGCACAATCAGCTCAATCAGGCGGTGCATCTGAGATGTATCAAACACGCTGGAACCGTACCAGCATTGCAGGGTGTAGAACGCGCCCTGTGGGGTTGCCATTTCGTCCAACTTATGCACCTGCCAGCCATCGCCTTTTGCTTCCCAGCCGACCTTAAACGCCTTAGCGGCGGTGGCTAAAATGGTGATAATAGCAGAGCTGCCGCCGATGTCGCGTATCAAATCGCGGTAGATGTCCAGTACAGGGCGGTTGATTTTGGCGGCAAGATGATTCATGAGCGTCCAAGCATAAGCGTTGGCAGACAGGCTGCGCTTTTGCGTGGCCGTGCCGATGACGGCGGCAAGGGGCTTGTTTTCGTCGATGACAGCGCGGACTTTATCGCAATCAGATGTGGAACATTCCAGCGTGATTGTGTTGCCGATAACAACGGCCTGTTTGATGGAGATTTGTTGCTTCATTTTCTGTGTTCAAACTCCTTTGCAACGCTGCGCCAATCATCATCGGTGAAGTCCTTAAACAACTTGCCAATAAAGGCCTTTGATTCTATTTGGACTGTCTTTTTGTCCTTACCAGTTCGCTGTGCATATCCTGCCAGCGCAGTTGTTGCCATGTCCTTTACGACCTGTGCGGTAACTTCTGGCGCTGCTGTGACCTCCTGGTGGTCTTCTGTGGTCTGGTTGTGGTATTCATTTGTGTCGGGATCTTTGGTATCGTCGATGCAGAACAGGCCGTTCAAGGCGTATTTTCGGGCATAGCTGGATGCAGTGCCGGTGATCTGTGCGCCGTCCATGCCTTTCTTTGTCTCATCTTCGCGGGCGAGGGCAGTGGTGCTGGCGGCGTTGCCGTCCTTATCCTGCACGGTGGCGGTGGCCTTGATGTAGTACCGGCTGCCAATGAGAATGACTTCATCCGAGACGGTCAGGGTGCAGCCATGCTTGGCGCAGAGAGGCTTTGCAGCCTCGAGAATGCTCTCTGCGTTGCGGTACTTATATCTGCCGAACGAGTTATATAGATTCTTGGGGGCTTTGAGTTCCACTTGAATGTTGGACAGGGTTTCATAGATGCTCATTAGATTGCTTCTCCTTCCGGGTCGGGTGTGGTCAGGTGGATGCGGTAGCACTCCGGCGGGCAGGTGTGCTCCAACGGAATGGCGCGGATGATGGGTACTTCTACGCGGATGCCGTTGGCGCGGGTGTAATTGGACATGTAGCGGCGGCGGGCGCTTGCGTGCAGGCGGGCACCGTAAAATGCGGCAATCGCCTTCAAGTCTTTGTTGTAATAAGCGCCGACAACGCCGTTTGTGACAGTGAAAAATCGTGCGTCAGGCTTTTGTACCGTCTTTGCAGCGGTAAGCATGACTTGGAGCTGTTCAAAAAGGTTCATTATCTATCTTCCTCCATGCAGGCAGGTTCTTCCCAGGCGTCGTCCTGGGTGATGCAGTTCTCGCATCCGAGAACCTCGTTGCCTTGCTTATAAATGATGGTGCATTCCTCGCCGCATACCGGGCAGATGGGGCGGTTATCATCTGCGGGCGGGAAGGGGTTATCTTGGTGGCCCCAAAAGCTGGTCATTCGGACACCTCCACAAGCTCGCCGTCCTTCAAAGTGTAAAATGTATCAGGCTTGACGGTTTCGCCATCGACGACAACGGATTTCCACTCTTTAATGCCGTAACCATCAACATCCTCCACAGCAATCACAAGGATGGCACCCATGCCGCCTTTGATTTTTACGTTTGCGCCGCGAACAAGCCCACAGCCATTCTCACCGACAGAAACGGAGCCGCGCGAAGTAGCCGCGCCGTACTTGCCAGCCGTAGCCGCGCCGAAATTGCCAGCCGTAGCC